AGCAGAGACGCTTCCTTTCGTTGCTCTTGATCCAATTACAGAACGATTGCTTGTATCCATACAGAAAGTAAAGGAACTGATCGGATGAATGAAACGAGTAAGGCAATGCGAAGGAGATTGATTGAAAATGAGCTTCAAGTATTCAACTGGTCTGAAATTTTTAGTGGTAAAGGAATTGATGTAGGGTGTGGGGATGATAAGATTTGGTATGACAATTGCATCCCGTTTGATATGAATGACGGAGATGCTAATTGTATTTCAAAATACTTTCCTGCAAAGTTTGATTACCTACACGCCTCTCAATGCCTTGAACACATGCACAATCCATACGAAGCAATTATTGAGTGGATTAAGATTGTTAAGAGTGGTGGGCATTTAATTGTATCTATTCCTGATTGGGATTTGTATGAAGGAAACAAGTGGCCCTCAAGATACAATCCAGACCATAAAAGCACTTGGAGTTTCACGCATGAAACGAGTCCAGCAAAGTATCATGTGAACATCTACAAGTTCTTGGATTACTTGAAGCCACACTGCTACGCGAAGAGAGCTATGCTTGTGGATACTAATTACGATTACAAGATCGAATCAAGCGTAGATCAAACATTCATTGAATCAAATGGAGTGGAAGCATTTATAGAAATAGTTTTATGCAAGCTGTAATAGTAAAAGCCGCTTCACAGGTTAAAGAGGTTGATAACCTTATCGAGCATTGCAGGCGATTGGATGGGACTGAAGTAAAAGTTATCATAAATGATGGGCTTGTAGTGTCATATCCAGAAAGAAATAATCACGCATTACAGCAGGCATTTAATGCTATGGGTTCAGAACCATTTGCGTGGTTAGAGCCTGATAGCATACCTCTAAAGGTTGGATGGCTTTATGCGCTTGAGCGAGAATATACGAAACTCGGAAAGCCAATAATGCTATCGTCAGATTCTCATCCACCTCACGATATGATTGGCGGGATCGGTGTGTATGGAGGTATTGCTAGGAAATTAATACCAAAGGGAATTGAAAGAGACGGATGGGATGGATGGATTATCAAGAATATAAAACCACTTGTTTCATTCACCAACCTAATACAGCACTCTTACGGAGATTACACGAATGGGTTAAATCCTCATATGTTTCCAAGAGATAGGAATATGATTAGAAGTGAATCAGTTATATTCCACCGAGATAAGTTTCAAGGACTTATTGTTTAACCATAAATAGCCTTAAACTTACTGAAGGCTTGCTTCCAGCCTTTAGAGTCAGACTTATTGTTAGGATTAAGAGCCTTTGTAGCTGTGCTGCTATCTAGGTTAAGCCTCTCTCTAGCCAAGGCGAGTAGTCCCATTCCCGCATCTGCAATGTCAGGAGATATGCCGAATCTTTGCTTCATCTCAGATTTAGGTAGAACCTTAATGCGTAATGCTAGGTTCTTCTCTCCATTAGGATCAAGTTTCCGCATACACATTTCTCGCATCAACTCATCGCCGATACCCTTGACTTGACCAGTCCGCATATACTCCTTGCAGGAATACCAAATCTCGGAAACCGAGTTGACATACCTTTCGTGTGACGGGGTTGGATCGTATGCCGATACAGGCTGATCTGAAGCCCTGCCGCCGAACTGCAAGCCATACACATCCTTTGACCAAGCAACGGATATAAAGTCGCCTAGAGGCCCACCAGCGCCGGACTTATCGTATCCTGCATTACGAGGCTGAACACCCCTAGCTAGACACTCATTACGGAACCATTGAACTACCTGCTGAGAACGAGTCATGGATTGGTCTGTGACATCCTCTTGGAAGACCAAGAACTCATCGTATTGCAGACCCTTGTATCCATGTGGCTCTGCCAGCTTGCCAACCGTCCCAAAGTAAAGAACCGTTCTATCTCCACCATTAGTGAAGGATGGATCGAGGAAGGCGACCTTGGTTTTCTCGTTATCAAGCCATACGGCTTTGTCGGTAGCCTTAGAGTTAAGTATCTCGACCTCGGAATAAATCTGATCTGTAATACCAGCAGGACACCAGAAGCCACGATACATTCGCCAAAACGAGGATGTATTCTTAGCCTCTTCTGGAATCTTCTCAAAATCCTGCGGACCCTCCATCCAAGAATAAATCTTTTTCTTGGCTATCATGTTTGGGTTTTTCAACCCATCGAAGTGCAAGCATACTCCACGGGAAGTGGCCCATTCTTCATCGTCAACAGTAATAGTTTCCCATCCATCTTTAGGCTTGGCGAACTTTCCAAACGCATCCACATACGAGGCAGGGTTGGAGATTCCGATGAACTGAAAGCGTTCGCAACCCTTGGACAAGTTGAAGAATGCAACCTCTGTAATAGCCTCAGATAGCTCAGATAACTCGTCAGCAACAAAGATAACATTCTTGTTGTGGATACCCTGCATCTTGCCAGTAGCGTCACGCTCCTTCTTCTTTTCACCGGGGATAAGAACAATGCCAGACAAGTCAGAACGCTTGCCATCCTTGCCTACATAACTGATCTTATTCTCCGAATCCACAAGATGCCCCGGCAAACCTAGCTGTTCGCATACTCCCCAATACCTAGTAATCTTACCCCAGATACGCTGCTTGGATGCCTTGATTGTCGTGGAGGTAGCAAGGACTGTTGTGTTCTCTGGATCGGCTAGGTAGTTCACGATTGCCCATATTGCGTAAGCCTCCGATTTACCGCAACCACCAGAGCCAGCGATTGCAAGGTATTCGTGATTGCAAGCAGCTCGGATCATTCGTTCTGCCCAAGGATGCCAGATGAAGTTTACTGTTGACTTGCTATCTTTCTCAGGCCAGAGAGCCTTGGCGATTCTTTGGAAGTGATGGAATATATCGTATCCACCAGTATCTTTAGGAATCCTCCCTTTAATCTTTTCTCTGAACATCGCAAGTTCGATTGCGATTTGGTGTGTCCCTTTTTTCCAGTTAAACCCGTAAAGGTGAAGGTATCCATCAAGTGGATCACCGTAAATTGGTGCTGAATTCATCTAGCTCACTTTACAAAAATATAAAACTCTTTCAATTATTTCTTGAAAATAAGTCATATTATAATAGTATGGGGGAAGTGATGAACATACTAAAGGAACTTGGTTTTCAAAAAACGAGGGCAGAACTTTATATTGACGAACATCGGCAATCTGTTTTATTTGATGTGATTGTTAAACCCGAAGATTATGTCAATGGAACTAAGTGCAACCCTACAAAATCTCCTCTTGCTCTGGCTTTGCAAAGGGCAGTTGAGGGAACTCCGTATCGGGTGGAAAGAGCGGGTTTTAAAGTTCTCGTTATTTCTCGCGGTATTTACGAGTATTGTTTCTTTATGCCTCGGAGGGTGTGGAGGAAGGTAAGTGGGTTTGAATTTGACGATGCGATTCCTTCTAGGCCGATTAAATTCACGGCTGAGTTTGAGATGATTTTTTAATATGAAGCTAGTTATTCCTGTATCAAAACATGATCGGCATTTGATCCCTGATTTCATCAGTGCGATTAATAAATTTCCAGTAGGCGAAGAACACGACCTACTAGTTATTGGGTCAAGAGAAAACGAGGAAGTCATCATTGGATTTGAAAAGCAAATTAAACATTTGTTCAAATCTTCTGAGGCTTGCATTATTCCAGACACGATGATGGGTTGGCCTATGTCTTGCAACTTCTATTTCCAGCAGACTTGCGCTCATCTCCGTAAGGATGAAGAGACGGATGCGTTTCTTTGGTTTGAGTTAGACACCGTTCCAATGCGAGAGAATTGGCTTGATCTAATTGCGTTTGAATATTACGCAGACACGACTAGGGCGGTTAAGGAGAAGCGTGAACCATTGATTTATCTTGGAGTTAAAGAACGAGTGTATGAAGGCAAGAACGGGGAACTCGTTCCTGAGTCTGTCACAGGACACAGGATGGCTCAAGTTGGAGTGTATTCCACAAAAATCTGTTCTGCACCTGTATTGAATTCCCTTTCTATATCTAACAGGCATTGGACCCACATCATCCAGTGGTATGTAGTTAATCGGATGAAAGAATCTAATCTCATCCAAAACAACTGGAGGACAGAAAAGTATCGCAATATTAACGGAGAAATGGTATGTGATTCTATCTCTAATTTAGCGTGGGATGTCCATTGGAACAAATCTGTAAGCGAGGACGCAGTTCTCGTTCACGGGTGCAAGGATAGCTCACTTGTTAAGTTATTGTTGAACAATATAAATAATGACGATATGAAAGTTGCAAAGAACTTAACAGTTGAGGAAGCGCAAGAGATCGCTGAAGGCATTGAAGATATTGATGAATCTGAACTTGAGAAAAAGATGAGGATTTATCAGAAGCGAATAGCCAACTTAAGGTTCTTCCAAAAGAAACCAACAAAGGAAGACAATAATGAGTGATCGACTAGAAACAATTTCAAACAGCGGGAAGCCTCCGGTTTCTCGCATTAAGGACGCTAAATCAGCTTATGAGATTTGGGAGACTCTACGACGAGCGGATGCCGTCTCAGCTTTTGACCGTAGCAAGATTGACGCTGCTTACGACAACGAACGACCCTACGACGAAAGGGCGCTTATCAATGCAGGGCAATCCTACCGAGTCAATGTGTCGTGGGGGTTTGCGAAGCAAGTTCTTGATACGGCACTTGCTGGGTATGTTGACATCATTAATGCGCCTCAAACATTCTTCCGTTGCCCGACTCTTTACGGGAGCCAGACGGAGCGTGACGAACTTGAGCAAGTTGTAGCACAGGAAGTAACCGCTGCTGTTCGCTCTTGGCGCAACTTCTTCCCTACATATCTCAAGCTCTGCAATAGCTTTATTAAGCATGGAGTTGGTGTGTCGTTGTTCAATGATGAGTGGGACTGGCGTTGGAAGTCAACGGATATGTCTGACTTCAAGATTCCTCGTAAGACTGAGATCGGTCAGGACAATATTGATGTTGCCGCTTGCTTGCGATTCTATTCCCCTACGCAACTTTACCAGTTGATTAAAGACGAAGAGACAGCACAGATTAACGGATTCAATATTCAGGCTTGCCGTAAAGCAATTACATCTTCTGTAAATAATAATAACAATTATTACAACTTCCGTCAGTATGATTGGGAGAAGCTAGAGATGGAGCTTCGTAATAACGACTTGTTCTTTACGACTCAAGCCGCAAACCAGCAGTCAATTCGTGTTGTTCATTTGTGGGTAACTGAGTTTGACGGGAAGGTTTCGCACTAC